TAAAGTATAAGACCCACTAACTGTTGCAGCCGACTTCTGACCTATGTATGCACTATCATCACTATCTGCTAATCTTAGCTCTTTCTGAGAATTAATTATTAAACCTGTTCCTGCTGTCCAGACTAAATCTGCGTCACCACCAAAGGAACCTGAATCATTAAATTGTACTTGTGTATCTGAACCACCTGGTAAACCACCTACAGTAACTTCTGCAATATCTGGGTTTGTACCATCATTAGCGGTTGCGTAAATAATTTTCCAACCTTTATCTGTTGTTGCCCAAGTAACAGAATCACCTGATCCTGAAGCATATTTAAATTGAACTGTGTAACTACCACTTGTGCTGTTTTTTATAAAATAAAAATTTTCTACATCAATTGGAATAGTTACAATTTTATTTCCTGAAATTGTTTGTGGAGATTCTGCCCCTAAAACTATGACCCTTGTAGATAAAGTAGCTCCTGTAGAACCATCTGATACTGCTAAAGCAGTAGTATTTGCTCCAGCTCCTGCCGCATTTAAAGTTTGTACTTGATAGCCACCAGAAATCTGTTCAAAGATATTTAAATTAGTATTTGTTTTTGTTCCCCATGTACCGGCGTTTTCACCAGTTGCCATTAGTTCAACACCTAGAGGTGTATAAGTTGAAGCCATAATTTTTTTCTCCTAAGCCACGTGCGTTACGTCTGTATACGATGTATTTCCTGTTACGTCAACATCGGAATAACTTGCACTATTTGTTTTATTAACATCACTATAACTTGTATTTCCAGTAATATCAACATCTCCATATCCTAATGGAGCAACATTTCCTACACTAGAAATTGCTTCTACTCCAGTTAATCCCATAACATCTGCTGGTGAAATTATACCTATTCCAGAGGTTGCAGAAACACCTGTTAAAGGAACTCCTATTCCAACTATAATTGATCCTACAGAAGAACTAGCTCCTACACCAGTTAAATTAAATATTTGTTCATCGTTTGTTGTTAAATCACCTACGGAAGTAGTTGCATCAACTCCAGTTAAATCAACACCTATTCCTACAGTTATAGAACCAACTGCAGTTGTTCCAACTAAAGTTGTTAAACCTTGAGTATGGTCTGCACCATTATTTAAATCTAATTGACCTTCTGAAGCTGTGGCTGACACACCTGTAATTAATTGTGGTATATCTAATTGAGTTGGACAAGAAGCTGTAGCTAACACACCTGTTAATGGTACACCTATTCCAACTATAATTGATCCAACACTTGAAGTTGCTCCAACACCAATTAAATTTTCTATACCTTCTTCGACACTTCCCCAACCATTTTCACCCCAATCGAGAGTTCCCCAACCAGGTCTTAACTCTACTGTAATTGATCCTATTGATGTTGTTGCTTGTTGTCCTGAAAGAGTTACACCTGGTGCTTCACCCCATTCTTGAGTTCCCCAACCAAGACGTCCCCAACCTTCAATAACTATATTTGTATCACCCCAATCAGCTTGTCCAAAATAAGAACGACCCCAACCATCTGTGTTTGCTTGACCACCCATTCCACTATGGTTAGTACAATAATAATATAAAGTTGATGGTGCACCATTTTGAACATCTATTTGAGTATATGCACCTGCTTGACCAGGAGTTCCAACTGCAGTTACACCAACAGTGTAAGGAGTTGAGTTTCCACTATCACTTGAAAATCTTAAAGGGTGGTTATCATTAGAACTATCTGATTGATCAAACTTATAAGTAAGACCAGCACCAATCATTAAGGTATCTTGTAAAACACCATCTATATAATATTTATTACCAGAGCCGGGGTTGGATACCGTTACTGTAAATGTCTGGGCTATAGACATAAGGATTTTCTCCTTATGCTATTCTTACGATAGCTGTTGATGCTGCTGCTGCAGGAAATTGAATTGTAAAAGTTCCGCTAGATACAGTTTTGTCTCCACCGAATGCTACTACACAAACTGCTTTGTCTGATTGTGTATCATTATATATTAAACATCCGTTTGCTGTAAAAGATGCGGAAGTAAAACTAATATCTGCAAAATCACATACTGCTGTTGAACCATCTAAAACAGGAGTAACACTTGTAAGTGCTTTTCCGCCAGCTGTGTAAGCTGAACCAGATGCGTTTGTAATTTCATTTGATGAACTGTAAGCTGTTGTACTTGCACCTAAAGATGCTGAACTTGTGTACAAAGCTAATTTAAAAGAGTTTCCAGATGATGCAGTAAAGTTGTGAGTACCAACTAAAAGCTCTTGTTTAAAGCTATTACAAATCGCTGATGATATTGCCATAATTTTTTACTCCTTGTTATGGAGACGGAGATTTGACCTGTATTCTAACAGTACCGTCAGTGTAGTCATCTCTTCTTCGTCTTCCGATCTGCATTCCTGCAAACTGTTGTATTGCATTTTTATATCTATTTTCGTAGTAAGTCAACATATCAACTGGACCTTTTAAAAATCCATAAGCCTCTACTAGACATGCATATAATAACCCTTGAGGAAAGTATGTACTTAAATACGTGTTGTTGTTAAAACCAGTGCCAGATCCAAGGCCATTTGGCATTTTATTATAATATATTCTAAATTTGTAATTAGCATCAGGTGTAGGGGCTAGATACATACCACCTGATGAGGTATCAGTAGTATTATCGGCACCACCAAACATTGCATAATATTTAGGAAAACCTGTTACATCTTGTGCTGTTCGGTCGCCTTCTGGTCCTGTCAATCTATCTACGTATTCTGATAAATATGTTTGATCTTTTTTCTCTAACCACGTTCCATTACCTTGTGTATTAGAAGTAGAATTAAATACTTCAACACCTCTTATAAATAAAGCTCCAGCAGGTGAATTAATTGTATTATCATCAGCAGCTAATGTACCTTCTTGAACAAATCTAGCAGAGTCCATAGGAAGCTCTTGATAGATTCTAAATTCAGCTCCCATTATAAATTCATCAATAACTGCTTGTGTAAAAACACTATCATCTACTTCAGTATAACTTCTTATCGCTGCAGTTAATGTGCTGTAATCGTATTTTTTAACTCCTGACATAATTAACCTCTATCATTAATCGGTCCAACTGTACACTGTAAACCGCCCCCTATTTCTGCACTACTAGCATTACTAACTAATTCAAAACCAAAACCTACCTGGGTTGTTGTAGAAGCAGGGTTACCGCTGCTATCATTATATCCAGCGAGTCCTACTATTTCTTCAAGGAAAGATATTTTATAAGCTCCAAATACTTTTGCACCTGTTGCATGGCTAGTTGCAGTTGTATTTACTGGACTAATACCTCTGTATGGAGCACTTGTCCCTCTTGTGCATCCTGTTAAATCATTTGTAGATCTTCCTGTATATTCGATAACTTCATTTTCATAAAGTCCTGTTGTGCTATTTACTTTTTCAATAACTATAAAACCTGTTGTTGGAAATTCTGAACCATCCGCTAAGGTAATTGTTGTAGCTGAATCTGTAATTGCACCATTTAAAGTTGTAGATAATTGTAAGGTAGTTATAGCAACACCGCCTACTGGAGATTTAACATCTCTTAATCTAATAAAATCATTTACTTGCATAGCACCATTTGGAAAAGAAATAGATACTGTTGCATCAGCAGCTGCAGTTGTAATAGGGTTTTGTGGTAAAAAATCTTCTGTTGGAAATTCTGTTCTAGCAGTTCTTGCTCTTTGTAAAGCTTGTGGATCTGCACTTGTTGGTTTAGGATCTAATTGTGGTTGTTTAGGTTCGTATTCTGAAATATGAACAAACGCCCCATTCCATTCTCTAACCATTTCATTGTATGGAAATGCCATACCAGATCTGTCAGATATTGCTAAAGCATATTTACCTTGTGAAAAAGTAGTCATTAACCAATACCAGGGTAATATATTTTAGGAGATATGTATGTAGAGTTAGAAGAACCATCTTCATCTTCTGCTCTCAATAATTCATCTTCGTATAATAATTTTAACTCTTGAACTCTTTGTGGTGCATATTTAATAGCTAAATAATATGCTAACCCTGAAATCATACAGGGAACAAATCTATAAGGTACGTCAGTTGCATTTGTATAAGCACCTACATCATCAATTCTTTTTGTATAATAAAAATTAATATAGTTACCATCTTGAGCTGCACCTGGAGTTAAATATAAAGTCATTGTAACTTTATCTATAAATCTTTGAACCCAATACTGTGTAGGTAAACCTGTTGAAGTTTTATTTGAAAAACCTTGATATTGTGATCTACTAATTTTTG